CTATCTCTACCGCATCTCCTCTGCTCTTATTACTCAATGATAACACGGATACCTTGACTTGTTCACGTAAATCAATTAAGTACTGAAAGATCTCTGACCAGTTTGGCATTTCTGGTTCTTTCAGCTCACTCATTCCCGATTCAACCCAATCGCCCAGCCAATCGCCTGGACAAGTACTTGTTCCCTTCAACCTATGAGTAGATACCCACAGGTCTTTATTGCACACTCCTTCTGCTTCTTCTGCGATCTCTATAAGGCTATCCAAGGATGCTTTAGGTACTTCACTGAAGCCCCAACCGGTGTAACAGACTGAGAAGGACTTCATATTCCATCCCTTAGTTCCTGCTCCTCTGTTCTCCCATCCTCTTCCTTCGTAGATCACACCTTCTTCGTCTACAAGCCAGTTATAGGCAATACCGTCCCAACCTTTACTTAGATGATATCTTTCGAAAGCTTGTACAGCTTTTACACCCTTAGGACCATTTTGTACACCAGAATGATGGACAACAATACCCTCGGTTAGGTCAGCTCTCATTTTCACAAAGTCGCCATCGGCTCTGTTGGGATTAGGGCTAGCGCCCCATTCTGCTCTCGAAATGTATTCCATTTTTACCTACTTAAAGAGTGGTCCCACGAACCATGCAACAAGGCTATACCTAGTTCCTCGCGTGACGGGGGTTACTCGGTGATTAGTGAAACAAGGGAAGAACTGGTCCAACACCACTTCGCGTTTCCCCAATACGTTAGCCATCAGCGTCATCCCATTTCCCAGTCATGTCATTCCAAGTGTAGGGAGGGTTCCAATCTGCTCGTTCTTCTGTTTCTGTTTCGTCTGTCCAGCGCTGGGGAAACGCATCAAAATCGGGTCGGAGCCAAAAGTCTTTGACATGCGGCGGTGCTGCTGGATCTCCTCGTGTCCAATCCTCCGGGTCATCCCACGCCATCAGATACCCCCACTTTCAACAAGAATTGCGGTGCTCGCTGTGGCAGGTACGTCGTCGATCCAAGTGTTGACATCACCCGCTTGTGTCAGCGAGTTATTGGTCGCGGTGAAGTTGTTGCCGGTCTGGTTCACCAAACTTGTGTGCGTGGTTGCGTTGCTGACGTAGGGACTGAGGTCAATGGTTGACCACGACTGCCCGTCCACAGTGGATGATCCAAGTGTTTCCCCGTCGGTGTTTAATGCAACCATTGTTCCAACAACAGCCGTGCCGCTAGCTGATGGAGTTGTGCCGTAACCCATACTGACAACCATGTCAGATCCTACAAGTTCAATGTTTTGAGCGTAGTTATTACCAGCAGCAGTTCCGGCCTGAGTGATCCACGTCATGCTCGGCGTCGCCCCTGAAACATCGATCTTGGCGATGAAGGGAGCGGACACGCTACCACCGGGAATCATGCTGTATCCGCTGACATAGATATTGCCTGCGTTGTCTCCGATGATTCCACCGGCATACATCGGATGATCGTAGCCCGCAGTCACATCTGAGCGAATAATCAAATAGTTGGAATCGAAGTTGCCGCTGCTGTCGTACTTGACAATGGCCAAATTAGTTTTGGTACCAGAGCTATCCAAATTGTAAGAAGCAAAACCGACGACCAACCAAACATTGTTGCTGGAATCTAGCCACGATCCGTAAACGTAACAGTCGTTCCCACCCCAATGGGCAGTGCTGTTGTTTTTCAAGTTGGCGTTACTGAGTGCCCATTCATTACCCATGCTGGTAGACGTGACACTCCACAGTTCGACGCAAACTGTTTGGTAGGTTCCGACGAAGTCACCAAAGGCGTATGCGAATTTGTCACCGTTTGGATTCGTGATCCTGAATGGACCATTGGCCTGAGCAGCACTCCAAGTGTCAGCACTGTCGTAACACATTTTTGATTGCTGCACTGAACCGTCAGTATCACTCAGCAACAACATCTGCATTCGTGGCTTGTTTGCGTAGTTGTTGTAACCGTAGACAGGAGTGACAAATATTGGATAGCCGCTAGCCGTTTTAATCACATTCAATTGGTTGGCTAGACCGGACGTAGTTCCAGCCGTTGACTCAAAAACCACATTCCATTGGACTGCTTGTGACGAGTTGAATTTGCGTACCGCAGCTTGGTAATAGCTGTACGACGCATCATAGATAGCGCCGCATTGGTACATATTGTCTGACGAATCAACGTAGGTGTTTCGTGGGTCTTCTGTGTAGATAGTCCATGACGGGGTTGAGCCGCTAAACGTCCAGTTCCAAGTGTGCTGATCGTCCATTGTCGTTGGGGCATTCGGGAAACCAGAAAAGTCGAGAGTGCCAGAAGCAACACGGGAAGAATTCGCATTGCTGGAATTCCACCTGGTGCCAACACGCATACTTGTGCCGTTGCTCAGTTTGCCCATCGCATACGGATAACACTCGGCGTTCACGCCTCCCGTGTCATCTGGGTCACCCCAAAGCAAAATGAATCCTGTAGGTGGCGCAGGCCAGATGTCGTCACGCTCGGCTTCAGCCACTTCACCCAACGACCAAACCCCAGACGCGACAGAAGTCGTAGGCACATTGTCTGGCCCAATCACACTCCCGTTCGTACCGTAACTCATCGTGCAGCTATCTCCTCATCGGTAAGGCCAAGCTCTTTCAGCTTCGCATCACCTGACGCTTTAGCTTCTGCTTTCGCTGTTGCCACAGCTTCGTCGGCGGCTTGACGTTCAGCCACTGACGCATTGAACGCTTCTTGGTCCGCTATTTCTTCTGCTGTCATATCACGAACAGTTTGCTCGCCTGTGGCGCAATTCACTGTCGCTATTTGTGGTGTGCTCATAACTGCTCCTAAGCTGATCTGTTAATTCCGTATAAACGAATATTTGAATCGTCTGCTATTACTTCGTCGTTGTAGGCAGAGAGTTTAAGTGACGTAACTGCTTCGGCTATATTCAAATTGCCTGACGTAACGAGCAGCGCCCTGTCGTAACTAGTGGCGTCGTATTGCATACAACTATTCATCCCTTGAATTGATTTGCCTGTGCCATCCGTACTTGTGTAGTCATAAATGTTCAGTAGGCCACAATTCATATTGGGGGTGTTTGCCGCAGCCAGTCCCACCTGAATTTCATAGTAAGGGGAAGAGTCGTACTTCCAGAGAGCAGTTGACGTCCCGTAAAACATCCCTCTATACATATTCGGGTAAACACTGGTCGTACTTGAACCGTTTACTCGCCAATACATTTGGTGCAGCGTGGCGCTGGTTGGGTTATAGCTGTCGAGTTTCAGACTCCATACAGCTTCAAGATTACTAAAGGTTTGAGGAATAGAAGTAAATTCCAAATAGGTAGTACTGCCGCCCGAGGCTGTTACGACTTCGATTAGCTCATGGGTTGCAGCCATCAGTCTCTCCCATACAAACTAAATTTGCTGAATCGCATCCAGTTGCCGAAAGCCGACTTCAACTGCAAACTCGTAATCGGCGTAGTGCCGTTACCGTAAGTTCCCGCATAGTAAGCATTATGACTGTAACTGTTTGAGGCTGTCGCAGTTGTGCTTCGAGAGAAATACTGGACAGAGCCAGTAGCAGCTACACCTTTATAATTGTAAATATCAATAATGTAGGTAGCTGGGTAATACCCACTCTCAGGTGCCGATCCCGACATTGAGCCACACTCAGCATAATTTTCGGTGTATGTCCCCTCGTTGTTGGAAAGAATTGAGTTGTAGTCTGCGGCGGATCTCATAAAAGCATGTTTGCCATCAGAAGTCTGTTCGTTGAATTGTAACGAAAAACGACCGCCCATGCTTTGACCTACTGCGTAGTCAGTGTTGCCTACACCCATTAGCCGCAGCGACTCATAGGTTTGAGGAATAGCAGAAAATACCAGATTCTCTGTATCGACACTATTGGCGTCAATTTCTGCGATAAACCAAAGCGCCATTATCCTTCACCAATCCCGTACAGCGTTCTCGTGGTGCCACTTGGTAAAGCGGTTCCGTCGCCAAACTTCACAGTCAAAGTAGTTATTGGCATCACTGTAGTACTCGCACCATTTTCGTTCCAAGCAGTTAAGTATTGGTAAAAAGCGCTAGACCCAGGGTTGGGACCGTATCCCTGGCCTATGGCTGACGGCCAACGAGTCGTACTTCCGCTACCTTGCGGATCTGAGTAATACATCCATGTAAATTCGTGGTATTGCGAAGTAGCAGTTCCTACGTTGTCGTCACCATAGGCCATCTTCAATCCGTAACCAGCACCTTGTGGGCCTCGTGCCTCCCTCGCCCGAGTGGCATTGTTTTGATAGAAAATTTGGGAAGCCGAACCTGTAGGCGACGTCGAATTTTCCGCGTAACCATAGAAGTTGCCCCAGTTCGAGGCGTTACCAGGAATTGTCCACACAAACCAAAGATGCTTATAGGTTTGAGGAATACTCGTAAACGTCAACGACGCTGCTGTTGATGTTGACGTTTCGATAGGTTCCATAGCACTAGCCGCGGGCGCAGGCCAGTTACCGGCACCCACGTTCTCAGCGACCTCGTTGAGATCTCCCCAAACACCAGACGCAGCAGAATCTGTCGGAGCAACTTCTGCTCCGATCCGACTCCACGTCTTGCCTGCCTCGATACCTGCCATGAATCAGGTTATTTCTAAAATACTAACTGTTACATCGATCTGGCTAGTGGCGTCAGACCAGACAGCCAAAACATCGGTTGTCTCCAAAACTTGTTTTCCTGCAACTAAGCCGATAGCCGCGTTTAGCGGAACTGAAATAGCTTTCGCTAAATAGGTAGTTGTACCGCCCGAAGTATCAACGACTGTCGCATTCACAGGATGAGTACCTGATCCGACGTTCGCTGCTTGCAGCTGCAAGATGATTGCCGTAGTGGACGCAGGCACCGTGTATAGCGCAGCAGTGGCTGCTGGAGCGTTTACGTTCACCACCTTGAATGTGTTTGCCATAATTGTACCTTAACTTAAAGCCAAAATTAGAGGAATAGGATCTGATGGGGGCACCAACGAAGTGATATCGGAGATGAGTGCCTTCTTTGTATTGTTGGAATCTGATGTGTCAGCGATCAGCACGTAGTCAGTAGCTACCGCTGTGACTGAACTAGCTCCGTCTACGTCAGCATTTAACGTTACGGCCCCAGTTGTTCCGCCTCCGCTCATTGCCGTCCCGGCTGTTACACCAGTAATATCCCCTGCTGGGGCAAGAGCCACAATGTCGGAAACTAAAGCTTTCTTTGTCGAGTTGTCATCAACATCTTCAAGCAAGACGTAATCGCCTGCAACAGCCGTTATTGAACCTGCCGCGTTAACATCTACGTTAACCGTGACGGTGCCAGAGGTTCCTCCGCCTGACATAGCCGTACCTGCAGTTACACCTTGAATATCACCAGCAGAGATAATGTCAGATACTAAAGCTTTCTTTGTAGCATTTGCATCATCCGTGTCTGCCATGAGGAAATAGTCAGCCCCAACTGCAGTAGCGACGGTAGCTCCGTCGACATCTACATTCAAAGTGACGTCACCTGAAGTTCCACCACCTGACATTGCAGTACCAGCGGCCACACCCGTAATGTCACCGCCTGCGGTTGATACTTGACTGCCAGCCCAGTAAAGGTCTCCGCCTACATTGTACAGACGATCTGTTGTTGTCGTAGGAGCTCCTGCTTGAGTTAAATGAGCTGCGCCCTCTACAGCAATTTGAGCTACCTCGCGATTATCAGCAATGTTGCCACTAACGATCGTTGTTACCGCTGCTCCTACAGTTATGGTGGCTAGCTTGTAAGCACTGCTAGGTAAGGTAGGTGCGCCTGGGCTAGCTGAAGCAGTACCTGTAACAACTACTAGCTCCCAATCATCATCTGAGCCACTATAGGCGGAATCATTTACCTGCGCAATTACTAAATCTAATCGGCCATGAGTAGCATCAGCAGTGGCAATGCTAAGGTTAACAGTAGCGTCGTTATAACCATAATACATTCCAGCATCTGTAGCATAATCTCCTTGAATCCAAACTGCGCCAGCGGCTACGTCAACATTCATAGCAGGAGTAGAGTTAGCCGTGACAGCTAGGTGTGTCGTCGCAACTACACCCTCTGTGTCAATTAAATCTGAACTAGTCTGCCTAAAAAGTTTAGCTGGGTGACTAGCATTTTGTAATACATAAGGGGGTGTTTGAACAGCCATTTATCCTAAATCCATGTATCGTACCACTTGAAGAAACAAGTGACAGGAGAACTTGAGCTTGCAGAATACGTCACGCTACTAACTCCAGGGGCAATAGTAAACCAAGAAGAAGCACTTGTCAACTTATTATACACTGAGGTTGTGCCATCTACCAAGATTGAGCGTTCGTAAAAGTTTACTTCACAGTAGCTTCCTGAGCCTATCGTTAGGCCCGCTAATTCGATATGCTCGCTGGAAGTATTATTAGTAATTTTAGGTGCCGTAACAGGTCCTTGAAATCTGACTGTAGGGTAAGCATCAAAGTTCCCTGCGTTGTTCACGGTGGTAGCCAATGAAGAACCCGTACCGAAAGTAGCTGGAAAAGTATCTGGGAACTCTAAACCACCCGTAAAGGCAGAAAGCGTAATAGTTTCACTGTTCTGTGTAGTTCTATAAACTAGAGGATTTGGACACTCAAACTGTATGTAACAAGGAACTCTGCCAGCCGCATTACTAGCTATTAACTGCTTCGTAACTCTTCTTACGTAGGCTGTTAGAAATCTTGTATCCTCTGCAGTAGTAGTAGCTCCATATCCTACTGGCCATTGAAATGAGAGTGTGCCCGCTGTATCGCTGGCCTGACAAGCCTTAAATAAGCTTGTCAGTTTTGCGTCTAAGTCATCGCCTGGATTTCCTTGTACAACACATTGGATGTTAACTGTTCTACCCTGCAGTAGCTCTTTTCTAGAGGTAATAGATCCATTAGTGTCTAATCGAGGAATATCGTTTGCCCTAACTGGAGGCATACCAAAGCCTCTGACATCTACAATGTCATAGTCTGTTAGAGCTCCCATTAAGATACTATCGCCTCTTGAATTTACAAACTCGAATTGAAAGTCATTACTAATAGCCATTTGCAAATACTTCCTCACCCACAGCCAGCGCTACTCTACGTGCAAATGTTACGTCGTCTTCGCCTGGATTGCCGTAAACGTTAACTGTTATTCCCCCACCACCGTCGGAGCCAGAATTCATAAACTGCCCAAGCTGTGTAAGAGGTATAACTGCTTCAGGTCCAGCTTCACCAACTATACCCGAAGTAGGTTGAGTAACAATGCCACCACTGGCAAACATATACTGCCCGAATGGGTTATAAAGAGATTCTGGTTGTAGGCCTACTTGCTCTGCAGCTTTTCTAGCCGCTGCAGCAGATTCTTGAGCCTTTCGAAGACGTTCAGCATATTCTGCTTCTTGTCGTTGTGCTTCTTCTATAGCAGCTCGCGTAGTGGGATCCATTTCAATTTTTAGTTCGTCTCCACCAAAATCCAAGCCTGGGATAAACATTGCAAACGGGCCAACTCTTTCTTTAAGCCAACTCCAGAATGCGCTAAAGACTTCCTTGAAGCCGTCCCACAGGCCGTTCATCATGCTCTTGCCAACATCTTTTAACCAGTTACCTGCATCTACAAATATACCCATCACTGCCGCCCATACTCTATGAGCAAATGAAGCAGTTCCTCCCGCGATCGTTAATAGGTTCATAAAGCCGCCTATAAAACCTCTGACTGCTTGTTCACCTACCCCGAAGAGCCAGTTAATAGCTCCATGCAGAAGGTCAACTAAGGTAGTGCCTAACTCGAGGAAGAAGGTCTTCATAATATTGAAGATGCCTTCAACGATTTGCCAACCTAAATTAGCTATCTCACCAAACAAATCCCAGATAGCTCCGAAGATGTCTTTAATCTCTGTCCAAGCCTGCTTCCAGTCCCCTGTGAATATGGAAAGAAGAAGGTTGATAGCCGATAGGAAGATTTCGAAAGCAGTTTCAACAACTTGCCACGCAGTTTCCCAAATGGCTACTACAACATCTACAGCCTCTTGGAATACAACTTCTAAGACTGCAAAGGCACTAGTTAGAACTGAGCTAATAGCATTCCAAACAGTTTCAAAAGTAATTTTTAAGGTGTTCCAAAAGATTTCCCACGATAGAGCAAATCCGCTTTTGAATACAGTCCACACTACGTCCAGGAACTCAAGTGTGGCCTTGAAGACTTCTTGAACAACTTCCCAGAGGGCTTTCCAATACCCACCTGTTAGCTGCCAATATTTAGTCCAGGCTATATCCCAAAAGGCTTGGAACTGTTTAACTATACCTTTTATCTTGCCGGTTAAACTTTCCCAAACTTTGACTAATAATTTACCCATTACTTTGGCGTTATCTGAAATAACTCTCCAAACACCGGATACTTTCTTTGCTACTTCTTTTCCGAAGCTAGAGGCCACGCCGCTGATGACTTTCCAAGAACCAACTACTATGGCGACTATAGTATCCCATACAACTTTAACAACTGTCGCTAATACTTCCCAAGCTTTCTTCATTCCGGCAAGAATCACATCTGCTATGGGGGCCAGATGTTCCCAGGCAATCTTACCTACATCTACAAAAATTTCACCGACCTTTTTGATAACCGCCCAAATTTCATCCCAGTACAAATATAGAAGTAGAGCCAGAGCTACAATAACTAATAAGGGCCAAGACCAAGCTAATATGCTAAGAGCAATCTTAGCCATAGCACTTACCGTGAATAAACCCCAAAGACCCTTTATTACACCTGTTAGAATAAGTGCCCCGCCTGCCATAAAGATAAAGGCTCCGCCCGCGAGTAATGCCACAGAGGTGATGGCCGCGAATTTAACGGTTAGATCTTTCGTCTTAGGATCTAATTCATCCCACCAATCAACTAATGATTGAGCCCAACCAACAAGCGTTTCAAAAGCGGGGATAAGCCTTTCGCCTATTTCTTGTTTAAGGAGATCAAACTGAACCGAAAGTTCTTGAGAACGCATAATCGGTTCGTTGTACATAATGTCATAGGCTTTTTCCATTGCTCCTTGCATGTCAATGAATTCGCCTACGCGCTGGTTGTACTCTGCGGAGTTCTTTAAGGCAATATCAAAGAATCTACGAGCTTGAATTCTACCCGTACCAAATATTTCTTTGAAAGCTTCCCTGAATTTAGGTCCAGTTAAATCCTTGAAAGGTCCCTCGGCAAGTTCGGTAACAATGTCATTCATTTGCCGGAAGCTGCCATCGGCATTAGTAACTTCAATGCCAGCTTCTCTAAGGTTCTTAACGGCCTTAGGAGTAGCCAACAGCTCCATTGCACGGGCCGCTGACGTCGCAGCCCTAGATGTACTCAAACCTTGCCTTGTAAGGAAAGTAAGCGAGCCACCTAAAGTTTCTAGATCCTGATCTGCCGCACGGAATGCGGGCAATGCTAAACCAATTGTGCCGGCAAAGTCTTCGTAGGTACCAACACCTTTACGAACTAACTGGAATTGCCAGTCCAATAAATTACCAGTGTCTTCCGTAGTTAAATTAAAGGCATTCATTACTGCCACAGTAGATCTAGCGGCTGTTCTTACATCTGTTTGGCCAGCTATAGAGGCTTTAGCAAAGCGCTCTAAAGCATATTCAGAATCTTCAACAGAAATGTCAATAGACGAGAAAATGTCGTAAAGACCTTCTGCTAATTGTTCAAGAGGTACAGGTACTTTATCTGCAACTCTTTTAGCGATATCTTCAACCTGCTGCATTGTAGCCCCAGCTTCATCAACTTGGGTAAATGCATAAGCAACTTGCTGACTGAAATCTAGTGCTTCTTTAGTAAATGAAGAAAGAACACCAACACCTGTAGCGCCCACACCGGCCATAAAAGTGCCCGTGGACATTAAGCCACGACCTACGTCTTGGAGTCTTTGATTAGTACGATCTGCTTCTTCACCCATAGAACCTATAGCTCTATTAACGGCTTGAGCGCCACGGGAAGCTTCATCTCGAATACGCACGGTTAGGTAAAATGTGCGGTAACCCGATAGACCGATGGCCATAAATCCTACGTTCTCATTTTAGACTGCTGACGTTTTTGCTCCAGTTCTTGCTTTTCATTTATTGCGGAAATTAAATCTTGCAATAACATCACCACAAGCGGATTTTGATCTAATAATCCTCCTGCCAAGGGAAGTACTCCGAGTTCTTTACAGAGTGCTATTGTACTAATAATAGGCGTGTTCTCAGGAGAAGGTGTCCTGTTTAGTACAACTGCTGCCCTCAGCTCTCCCTTAAAAAATCAATATCCTCCTGGAAGTCATTCATTTCGGTGATGTAAAAGGAAATTTCGCTTCCAACCCTGGGATCAAGTCTGTCTATGGTCTTCGGGTCGTTGAAGGACAATGTCTTCTCGTCATCGTCCTCTAAATTGTGTTCGAGAATACAGGTAGCAAATTCGAATTCAGACACTTTACGTTGAAAGAATTCAAATTCGCCTCCTGCGAATCCCTTGCCTTGACCTTCAAACGTCATCTTCGCAGCCATTTGCTGTTTCTGAATCTGCTCTCCGTAAGTCAACTGACGAAGGACGACGTAACCGCCGTCCAACGTCTTGAGATCAAATCTCTGCTGACTAATATCTGGGCTAATAGTTGCTTTAGGCATAATGCCTCCCGGTTGGTAGGGGCACCTGAATTATATCAGGTGATATTTTCAGAAGTTTTCACAGTCGCTTTGTAGGCTCCTGCCGCCGTAGAATCATAACTACCAGTATAAGTAATGCTAGCACGGATAATATCACCCTGCCCACCCAAATTAACCTCATACGACTCCATTGTTGCTACGGGCATTTCAAGCTTGAGATACCTATTGCCACCGCTATAGGAGCAAATAATATTCATGCTCGTAGCCGTGGCTGCCATAAAGTTATCAAGTTCTGAACGTGAATCGAAATCACGCTCCATACTGCATGTAACTGTTCTTTCCCCTAAAGTGACGCTCGCAGGATTCTGAGAACCATTCAAACGATGATTTACAGAGCTTCCTTCGTCGACACTCCAAGAGAAGTTATCCATGTCGGTAACAGCCGAAGCCTGTGGAATTTCCACAGAGAACGTCCCGGTATAGAAGGGGGTGTTATTCGAGTAAGTAGCAGACGCGTCGCTTTGTGTAGCTTCAGCTAAACAACTCACAGAGGCGGTGCCGACGAGAATACCATCATTGATAGTAAATGCAAGTCCTGTTACTGTCACACCTGAGTAGCCAAAGCGTATACCATTTCGATCTACATATAGTGAAAGGCTTTCGCCGCTCAGAGCTCCGGATGAAGTGGTGTAGACGTACTGATAAGGATCTCCCGACCCTGTCTTCGCTTCGCTTGTACGCATTGCCTTAAAGATGTAAGGCAAGATGTCAGGATAAGCTTCAAATTCGATATCCCCTGCGTATGTGATGTTACCTTTTTGAGGTGTCTCACCATCCGCAATACCTCGAATATTCCGACGATAATTTATTTCTTGGCTAGTGGTGATGCTTTCGGAACGAATTGGGACCCATTTAGTAGGAACAACAAATGTTCCCCTAGTAGTCTCAATCGCCAAACCCATTTCACCAGTAGCGCCAATACCAATAGCCATTATTCAGTTTCCTCCGGCGCTTGGGCAGACTCGGCTTTTGCCGATTTTGCTGGTTTCTTGCTGATGGGGTCTCCATAAACCCCATCCTCGCGGATATTATATCCACGAGCTCTTGCTGACTCAACCTCTTCATCCCCTACATTGTGAACTTCTCCGTTAGCGAAAAGGCCCAATCCGGGGATTTCTATTTCCATCCCAGGAGGAATATTTGGTTGATTAACTGTCAATCTCATACTGTCTCCTAAGACGATGTTAATTGTACCTGACTGATTGCATTAAAAGTAATTCTTGCTGCGGAAAGAAGATTATTTCCCCTCACAGCTGTGCCTACCTCAAGTGCAGAACAATAACTAAATATTACTATATCTCCGCAGGTTTGATAGGTGTCTAGTCTGTCTCTTGTTGCTTCACCTTTAAGAAGTGCGTTTTTTAAGTTTGTTGATCTATTTTCTAATCGACCTACATAAACGGTGATGTAGAACTCCATTTGTGCTTGCACGAATCTACGAGCCTCAATTAGTTCCCTTTGTAGGGTGCCTGGCTCAACGGAGGCGCAAGGGACAGAGGGTATGATGTCTTCGTCGCCAAAATAAACATTTGTAAAGCCTAAAGAACTTTCCGCAGTTAATTGATCTACTAAGTACTGCGTAACAGTTGAAACATTATCTGTTAAGGCCATTAGATCGCCTTACCCCTAGGAAGTTTATCCAATTTTTTAGATATAAACTTCCTAAATATTTGTTCCATGTCAATTGTGTCTTGTTCTTGAATTACTGCAAAAGGTCTTGCCGCAATATTTCGTGGAAAATAACCTGCTTGCTGTAATTCAGCATACCAAACATTTCCTGGAAAATTGCCGTAGACGGCCTGTCCCTTAGTAGCATCTACAGACCATCTGGCTTTCGCTTGTGCAGCTCTCTTTAATCTGCCGGAACGATCAAGAATAGGTCCAGGCCCGTAACCTTGCTTACTCCTAAATTCTTTAGTCACAGGGGAGAGGGGCCTCCACTTCAGTGGCCTTCCCTGTTTGTCAAAATTTTTCTTTATTGAGGGTATAAAAACTTGATCTACTGTTTCCCAAAGAGGTTTGCCTATATACCTAAGATTTAATGCCTCTCTAATTCCTCTTTGGATAGCAAAAATGGAAGGACTAAAGTTTGTTTCAACCCCAATACTCATCCCTATATCAGATCCAGCTCCTATTTGTCCAACTCCGGGGAATGAAGACGCCCCTTTGTATTGATAGCCGCTGGCCATTTCAGCGCCAAATTTAGCCATTAGAACACCTGATTCATGCGGAATACTTGAGGTGAGGCATTTTTATTGCTGGGATCTGTATCGTATAGTGTTGTTGAAGCATCAGTAGGATAAAACTCTGGTTTATCCGGATTGGGGTAATCAGTTAAATCTCGGAGAACTAAATCTCCCGCAAGAATACCTTCAATCATTCGTTCCGCGTCTGCAGAAAGCTTTATGCCGTAGGTATCTTCTATTCCAGTTATGTCTTCGGAATAGGCCCTACTGTAAACTGCGCCTGCATATAACAAAGCAGCACTCTGCTGGACCAACTCCGGAGTATTCGCCGTAGTGGTCCAGCTAGATGTGGTGAAACGTGAATCGAGGTGAGATAAAACCTTTTCCTCAATAACGTTTGTTAGCTCCGTATCAAGAGAGGCGATCTGTGCCTTTGTTGGATCAAGCCAACCATTAACTTGGGCCAACGTAAAGACAGCCATGATCAATCCTTTTTGATAGCGGTTTTCTTCGCGACGGGAACTTTAGCTGTTTTTTGAATCTCAACTGCTCCCGCTTGAAC